TCAACCGCCCTCTTTTATTTTTCGCAAAACTGACCGATATTCACGCGGGTACATTGCTTCGATGGCTTTCATGTGTTCGTCAAGCACGCATAATAAGTGCTCAAAGTCTGCGTTTCGAGCGATTTCTTTAAATTCAGAATCCGGCTCGGAACTGTAAGAGTAGTATGATGTGTTGGAAGATAGTTGATTCGGTTGTTGATTGCTCATTAAATTGTTGCGTACATTGTATAAAATCGAAAGCCGTTCGCAAGTGGCGTAGGTTGTTTTTCCTGCCTCTAATGCCGCAATTTCGGCATTAATTTCGTCCATATTAATCATTGCGGCACCCCTTTCTCTTATCGGTCTAATTCTGCTAATGCTCTGCCTAATGCCGCCTGATCTGCACTAGACAGATTGCCGTCATGCATCATGTCTTTGATAGTCTCTTTTACCTGCATCTTTGCATCATTGTAAGAGTAATGGCCTCTCACATAGTGCTGACCTCTACGGGCATTGCTATAGTCGCCGTAATCCATGTCAGGATAACGCCCACGACTGTATCTTTCTGACGTGTCCCAGTCGCCGCCACGGCTGTAGTCGCTGCCACCTTCCAGATACATGATTTTGTCAATATTTTTAATTGTGTCTGTCAGTTTATGGACTGCTTCTAAATCCCCGGCGCTCATATCGCCTTTGTTCGAAATCTCGTCCAGCTCTCTACACATCATCTTTTTTAATTTGTGTAATGATTCCATTTTTGCCCTCCTTTATGCTACTCTCTCAACAATTAAATTGCTGTTGGCTATATTAATTGCCTGTGTAGATGTATTTTCGACTGCAATCGTTATGCAACATCCGCGCGGTACATCAATAAACGCTGCCGTAAATACATTAAAATATCCGCCTGCCGCCGCAGGTGTTACGATTGCTGTCGCACTATTTAATGGTTCTCCGGCGATTGCCAAAGCGACAGAAATAGGTGCTACAGTTCCACCGTCAGGTATGGCGATATTGGCTCCAAAGCTGACCTTATAGCGTGCCCTGCACTGGTTTGTAAGGCCTCTAAGGGTCACAATTCCCGCCCCTTCTCGGTGTGCGATACAGCTACCGCACTTTACGGCTGTCTCTGTGAGCGGTAAATTCTGCCCCGCTGCCACGGTTACGATATTGCTATTAGTAAATTCTGCCACGTTATCACTCCTTTTTTAATAATAAACGGCGGAACGATTGCCCCGCCGCTATAAGCATCATCGGCACAAGCCGAACAATCCCGTCAACGCAGGAAGCTGCTAATTATAAAATTTTAGCATCCGCAACCAGTATTGCATCCGCAGTTACCGTACTGATATGGTGCAGAAACTGGAAAAGCTGGCACTGGTCTAGGATTGTAATAAGTAAACTGACCCTGCATGTATGCCTTTAAGGTTTCGTTCTGTGACGCCTGAGAAGCCGCTAACTGCGCCGCAAATAACTGCTGATTCTGCTCGGCAATCTTAGCGTCCTTGGCTTCGATTCTCTGCGCTGTGAGGGCGTCGAGGATAGCTCTAGCGTTGTTGTTCTGGTTGTCAATGATATCTCTTGTGTTGTTTGCGTTGTTAAAGTTCGTCTGGCAGAAGCCGTTTGTAACTTCCTGCTGGATTGCGTTGGTGTTCATCGCCATGTTGTAGTTAACGCCTGCAATAGCCTGTTTGTTATCACAACAACACTGTGCTAACTGTGCCTGCAAAGCGTTGAAACTCTGCATATCTGCAATCTGTCCCTGCTGGATTGCGTTTCGTGTATCATATCCGTTCTGCTGGATTGTACTATTTGTTCCTGCAAATCCGTTGAGCAGAGAGGTATTCACCGCATAAAATCCGTCACAAATACCGCTATTGATGGTATCACTCTTGCGCTCAAGGGAGGAAATGCCGCTATCAATCTGGCGCTGTAAGGTTGCGAAATCAGAAGCTAATACATAGTTATCTGCCACTCCTCCGCCACCATTATTCCATCCATTTCCGTTTCCCCATCCACAGAAAATAAAGAGGAAAAGAATGATAATCCACCAAGCACCGTTACCCTCGCCAAATCCGCCGTTATTGTTGCCTGTGACTGCCGCCAAATCTGCCGGGCTCATTCCGTCTGTTGTTAATCCCATGAAATCACTCCTTTTTATTTATTTAAAACCTTTTAAAAGGTTTTGAAACTGTGTTGCCATGCCCTGTAACTGGTTATACTGTTGCTGGCTCATTTGCCCGCTATTTAGCAGATTCTGTACTTCCTGCTTCGGGTCCCCTTGAAACTGCTGTCTGAACTGTTGAAACTGCTGTATCATCTGCATTGGATTGAGATTCATTCAATACCCTCCTTCTTAACGTCTCCATTTGCCTTTCTAAGGCGTTTAATCGTTCCTCGTAGTTGATTGGTTGGCTAGATTGTGAAAGCTCCGCTGTGGGCGAATCTGAGCCCTTACGCTTATACTCAAACACCTCTAAAAACGGTCTGCCCGTCTGGTCTGCTCTTTTTTCGTAAAAAATTGGTGCCTGGCTGTCCCACAGGCGGACAAAAGAATTTGGTGCCACTAAATATGCCTCCGCCGCGCCCTGCCCTTGTACCCAAATGCGTTCATCCGGATTGGATTGTTGTTGCATTTGTTGGGGTGGTGTCTGCTGTTGTTTTAGTCGATTTAGTTGGTCAAGATAATCCGGTTGTGGGTATTGCGGGTACTGTGGATACTGTTGTGGATATTGTGGATAACCGAACATTTATTTTCCTCCTTCTCTCCAGTAATATATTGGTGTCATTGCTCCACTGTCCCACGTGTCGTAGTAATTACCGTCAATTACCGCTATAACGTGCCCCGACAGTGCTAATATATAAGCCCCTTCTGGGTGATTGTTTGCAAATTCCGAGACGGTACAGGTCATATATTCATCCGGAATTATATAACGGCTAAATCCCTTATCTTTGAGGTATGCGCCCCACACCGCATTAGCTGAGGGCATATCTGACAACATTAAGCCGTACAGAGCAAGTTGTATATATGTTTCTTCCCACGTTTGCTTTGTAGCTTTTGAGATAGCGCGCACGGTGCAATCTCCCACTTTTGCCGACGCTGGGTTAGGATTCCAATATTGATACATTTTTTTGCCCTCCTTATAGTTTTATTATCGCAAAAAAATAAGCGTGCCACCACGAAGGCAACGCGCTTATTTCTCACATGATTTTTAGTTATCTTTAGTTTCTTAAAGGCTGTTTATGTACGGAATTGTGCCGGGAACTAACAAAATTTTTTCCACGGCACAACTCCACAGCCCTTGTAATCCTCTCGTGCTTATATCCATTTTCTCGGCGGCTTGCTCCTGCGTTAATCCATCAAAAAGCAAGTACTGTACAGTTTCACGCTCCCGCAAGGTTAAACGGGCGCATGACAAGGCGTAATCAATAAATTGTTTATCGCCTAATTTCCAGAGTTTTTTTATCAAACTTCTGTTCACTGCATCACCTCAAACACGCAAAAATTACGTAAATTTATTTCGTTTTGTCCAGTCCTAAAATCGCTCTAACTTTGTCTGGGAGCAAATCAGGATTAATTTTGCCAATGTTTTCCACGATGGAACCAAGCTCCATCAGAATGATGTAGGCACACACGCCTGCGGCAATAGGCACCCGAAAGCCCAAGTCTACATATTTCTGCGCGTAGTCGATAAGATACGCAAGCACCACAAGCATAATAGAGCCAAATTTATGATACAATCCTTTCCTCATTTCTGAGGATTTCCACTCGTGGTTAGCGCAGGCGGCTACTCCGCCACTAGCTAAGTCAAAAACTACAAAAATACAAGTTATTAAGGGTAACATAATATCTACCATCTCCATTCCTCCTTAAAAATTATTTTTCTTTTGTTTTTATAAATTAATTAAAGCCCTCTTTAGTTAATTACTTACCCTCTGGATATTCCTCTTTATACAGCATTTCATATTCTTCTACAGGAAGTTTTCTTTTTTTCACATACTCAATACCATATTCTCTTACTTTGTCCTGATATTTCTCAGGAATTGCATCATATGTAATAGTTCCTACAATCAATCTGTTAAAATATACTTTTGCCATCATTTTATTTCTCCTTTTCTTGTTCAGCATTTCCAAGTGTTTCAAGCAGTTCGCAGACAGCAATCTCAAGGTCATTGATACGTTCTTCATTGCTTACCACCGTTTCTTTTTTCTCAAAGTCTGATTCAGCCAGACCAAGTTTCTCCATCATTTTCTTCTGCATTTCAGTCATTTTCCCACCTCCACTAAAGATATTACATATTCCTCAGAACTTGGTACAGGGATTCTATAATCGTCACCATGGCTATTTTTAAATGTAAGTGTGTCGCCTGCTTCAACTTCAAGAGGTTCTTGGAATGTATTGCTAATGATATCTGAGATGTCAATGCTTTCTTCATTGAGCATCGGGTAATAGGCGGTTACAGGATGTTCTTTAAACCACTTCTTAATATCATCTATAGTTGCATTCTCGTCTAATCCAATATCGGTTATTCTAAATTGCCAACTATCACCTCTTTCATTTGCCGAAACTATTTTTATTCCTTTATCATTTACAGCATTAATGTTATTCTTTATAGCATAGTTCTCGTTAGTAAAGACAATAATTGGCATATATTTAGTTTCAAAGCGTTCATCACCAGTAATTACATATTTTCCAACTCTCTGGATATACTTCTTATTCTCAAAATCCACTTCATTACGTACATTTCCGGTAGACCAACCGTAGCCGGGAAGATTAAGAATGACTTGTGGAATTTGGTAGGATGTTTCTTGAGTTTTGGTATCTGAATATGTAACTTCATTCACAGGCGCAGACATTAACTCGCCCTCATTGTACTCATAATAATCCGCTGGAAACATGGCCTCAAATTTTTCTGGTGTGGATGGCTCTTTACCTGCTCCGAACATTTTTGTAAGGTCTGCCAGTTTAGGTGTTATTACAATATTGTTAAATGTAGCACCTGTTTGTACGCAAATTAAAAAACGTAATGGATTACCTCCAGCCGCGCAAGTCTTTATTTCTTTAGTCTGAGTAACAACAGACATGTTAGTCCCTCCAAGTACAACTGAGAGTCCTGACATACTTTCTGTTAATCCTGTAGAAATATAATATTTATGTCCTTTCAAAGAAAGAACTGGTAGGGCTGCCTTAGAAATTATAATTTCAGTATATGATGTGGCAGAACCATTTAAAGATATATTTTTTCCATCAGACACATAGTCAATACCGTTTCTCGAACCCGTTTGAACCTGTATACTTGATAACCAATTCCAAACTATTGTTTTCCCTGCAACACTTTTTACGCTCCCTAGCTTCGCCCCTGTTGGAATAGCTTTCTGATAAGCTTCTTTGTCGTCCTTTTCAAATTTATAAGAGATTCCTTGATTCAGTTTCCAGAGTGCATCAAGCTTTCTGTCAGTTTTGGCAAGGGCTGTTTTATCGGATTTAGATGTCAAATCTTCCTTTATCAAACTAATTTCTTTTTTTAGCGGGCCAAGGTCTTCTGTTGTTTTCCTACGTTTTGAGAGTGCATACGCCTCATCTCCCGTTAAACCACTTTTTCTCATGTTCTACACCTCCCTAAAGTAAAAACCACTTGCTGCCAGGTGCATAAAAGCCATATAATTCCCCGGTATCTACGCATAGCGCTGTCGAACCGCTTGCAACATAATGAGGCAATTTGTCTACTTCAGAAGACTTTCCCCAGTAATATCGCTTAGTTCCGTCCGTATCTATGCAATCCCAGCCGCCTAAATCGTGTATAACATCTCCTTTACGGTATGTCTGCCCGTCAATAATTATTGTCCCGCTAGCTATCATGTTTTCGCCTCCTTATGCATAAATTGTATCAGATATCCTCTGCATCTTCGTACTTCGAAAGTGTTTTGAGATACTTATAAGCATCTTCAATAGTCATATTCTCTTCATACTCTTTCTCATATGTAACAGCGGCTCTATACGGTCTGTCACCGTTGTTTTCCATAGCTCTACCAACCTCATCTACATAAGACACTACAGCTATTGAATCATGACTGTTGATTGTAGACTGAATATATAAGATTCTGTGATAATTAGTAACTACACCATCACTTTGACGGATTTCTTTTTTTAAAGCCAATTTTATTCCTCCTATGAGAATGTTATCTTAATATTAGCATAGATGCCGCAAGGACTATTGTTTGTAACATCTGTAGTATTTGGCATTGTTGCAAATACATGGATGCAGCCTCCACTAAGCGTTGAGCGTACGGCATATTTGCTAGGTTTGACATATTTTGTTGACGAGCCACCATACAAATACTTATTATTTTGTCGGACCATAAGCCCTTCCACACTTGCTACTGTTACCGTAGGGTTTCCAACTATTGGTTTTGATAATGGGATTATAAAAATGACATCCTTGCCGGAATTTGTAATATATCCAGCAGTACCAAAAGCTGCACTGATCGAATCGCCAGCACAAAAATAGGGTCTCCAAGTCCCTAAAGAGGTAGATAAATATATTCTCCCTGCATCCAACTTTATTACGTCTGAAGACACAATCTTTGTATTAGAGTTATCAGCATATATCCCATTTCCAATGCTTTCGTACAAATCAGTATAGGACGTTCCGCTTTTTACAGATAACGAGAGACCAACTTTGTCCTTTGCACTATCATAATATAATTCAAGCGCAGCTTTACCACCGACATTAGTATTGCTTGCATCTTTTGTTTGCTGTGTTGATACAACAATGTTGTTTTGTGACTTTACAACGGAACCAGTACCACTATAAATAGGGTCTCCATCTTCATTTACTATCTTAATATCTGTAATTCCAAATCGTACAATTTCGTTGTTATTGTTGCGTACACACATTCCATTCGCGTCAAGTAACACGTTCTGTCTAAGCGTATTTCCTTGCATATCACCGACAACTAATCCAAGCCCTTCGATATATTTCATGAAGTTAGTTGCAACTTTAGCAGCCTCTGATATCTTGTCTTCCTGACTGCTAAAGTTTTCCTCAGTAACATCTTTAAAGTTCTCGTAGGATTTCTTTACCTTAGTAGCTGTCTTATTCGCTTTAATTGCAACAGAGTCATCTGTAGGTGGTGCTGTAATGTTTCCTGTTAACCATGCTTTTCCGCCGCTGACACGGATTTTTACTGTGTCACCTGTCTTGCAATTAATCGCCATCTGTGCGGGGGTTTCATCTGCTCCACCGTCAATGTGGACATATGCCGTTTTTTCGTCAACGCGAAGGACTTTTGCAACCGTGTCGTAAGGCTTTGTTTTGCTTTCTTTCATTGCCAAGGCAATCTCTTTTACGAAATCATTCAATGCTTTCTACCTCTTCCTTTGTCCGGCATCCATGTTCAAGCGACAAGGTTTGTGATATTATTCTAAATTTTCCGGTAAGGTTATGCCGCGGATAATTTAGGAAAACCACATCACCTAAAAGAACGTTCTCGAAAAATCGCCGGCTGTACTGTATCGTTCTGGCAGGGTTCTGCAATTCTTTTAGTTTTCTAACGGCATAAGCCGCTATGTTTTCCCCAGAGGATAATTCAACGCCTGTTTCCGATTTCCACACCTCTCTGCCCCGACTAACGGTTGATAAATAACTGTCCGGACTGTCGTCCCGCGCAATGGCCGCACCGTAATCGTCATGTATTGCCATAAAACAGTTTGGTGTGTCGTACCAATTAAATGTGTCTGTTACGTCACACTCCATGATGTCGTTTGTGTTAATCCCCACTGTAAGGCTGCTATTATTATCATTTGCACAGATAACAATACTTCCATCGCCAAGTATTCGCATCCGCCAGCCGATGGCATCTAAAATATGCAGTGCCATTGTGAGCCTTGTTTCCCCATCTTCCGCAACGATGTTATCCGTGGTAATAGGCGATGTTCCCTCGACATACACAGGGGCAGGGATGCAATCATTAAGCAGATTTTTAATCTGTTTTGCTCCGCTACCGGCTGGTGCATAATAACCACGCGGCAGAATCACATCATCTGCCGGCTTGAGAACGGAATAGCAGTCAATATTGTAAGTCTCTCTCACACCATCAAGCTTTCTTTCCGGAAAGGCGGTCAGGCCAGTAAATAGTGCTACTTTTGCTCCTGACCCTCCCTGTTTAGCTTGCAGGTAAATGCGTACCCAGCACTCACTATCTGTTATCTTTTCTGTCATTGTGACGGAGGCAGATTCCCTTAAATCTGACGTGCTGTCCCGGTCAATACTTCCCTCAGTAAATTCAAACTCTTGACGGTCTGTCCACGTCTTGGGGTCAACCGTCGTTAAAATATATCTTGCCGAAAATCCTTTGCTCCAATCCATCACGCCACCTCATCAGGATGCTCTGCGCTCCATTGTTCTTCGGTTACGGCATCCAGCTCTTCCGAATCTACTTTTTTAATCGTTAGCGAGAAATCTGTCCGCGCTTTATTATCGTGGTCTTTTTTCTCCGACACCTGTATATCACAGGAAAAAGATGAGCCATCCGGTGTTCTAACGTGACATATTCCGGGATACGTTGCGAGCCGCCTCATCTGCTCAATCATTGTTGGTTCTGTCAGCGAGATACTTACTGCATCAATTTTTAAATCACGAGTGACTGCAGGGTTCCAGTCACCTTGTATGGAGCCACCGAGATAAATCGTCCTCTCGAAATCCTTATCCCATGAATTGTCGCAATCAATGTTGTATTGTATTTCGACAGATTCCCCATCAAAATCAATGATTGCCTTTTTATATTCGATAGAAAAATCGCTATACAACCACGCAAACGAGTTGTCTGACGTTATATAGTCACCGTTGGCAGTTTTATTTACAACTAGTATTCCGCCATGCTCATTTAATGCAGGGTATGGGTCGATATATTTTTGACCGTATGTTCCGTCCTCCAGAATCAGTTCTGGTCTATCTACGCTCATTCTATACAAATTAAATGTATCTCCATCAACATATGTACTTGGCTTACTAACAACAACGCTTGCTGTTTTATTATCCTCAATAATGTTTACAACAGCCGATGGTACTTCCGGCTGATGTTTCCACCGCACAACAAACGGTATCTTTTTTTCTGCCACATGGTCATAAATATCTGTAAATGCAATCTGTATGCTATACCTTGCACCGTCATCCATCTGCCCGATCAGGTCGCTCAAGTCAATAGCGTAGCTGTCTGTTTCGCTACCAGTAAAACTAGCAATAATTTCATTGGAAAAATGTTGTTCCTTTAATCCGTCCGGGCGGAGAATATAATAGTCCTCGTCCCTGACAATCGTCACTTTTGCTGTGCCAGAAGAATTCCCGAAGGAAGGGACTATTGTTAGCGGTAGCTGCTCTAAATAGTTTGTTGTGCCTTCCGATGATTCTGGTACTGCCTGGTCGCTTGTTTCCGTGGTAACATCACTAGGATTATATGCAGTTGATTCCGAAACAAGATTTGTTGCAACGCTGTCTATCGCAGGTTTTGCAACAATTTCAACAGCCACAGAATCTGACCATGCACCTTCCTTGCCTCCCTGTGCTGTAACCATTGCTTTTAAATAATGGATTTCTCCTACATTCCACAGATTGCTCAAAAGACCACTTGCAGTATAGATTTTATTAATGTTTTCAATAGTTTCCGATAATGTCTCCATGCCGGAAGACATCATTAAAACAACGACGTTTCCATCTTTGCCTTTAACTGGCTCATCATTAACCGCTTCCGCTATTTTTATGCTCGCTTTGCTGTTTCCGGTGTAGCCGACACTGCAAATAACTGTATCGTCCAGGGAAAGATAATTTTCTGTCGTTGCAAGCGTAGGAGTTGTTGGGGTCTCACTCAGAGATACGGAAACTGTATCAGACCAAGGAGATAACACTTCCTCATCCCCGGACGTATCCCGCAATCTTACGCGGAAATAATATGTTTTTGCCGATTCCAGGGACCCGATATGCCACGTTGTTTCCCTGTCCTCCACGTCATAAGTAGTTGGGGCTTCCGTACTAATCCATGCATCCTCGTGATCTGCCCACGCAACGGTAGCCGCATCCGCATTTTTCCACGACCAATCCCATGTTAGTTCCACGGTATCAGATGCCACCGCCATTGCAGTTATATTTTTCGGCGGGACTGCAATCTTTCTTGTTTCCGAATAAATCCACCCAGACTGCATGAGAGGGCTAAGTTTGTAGATAGTGCCAGTCGCTCCATTTTGAGGTGTGGAAGTTCCGGTAAAATTCTTGAGGGCAATCTGGTATTCAGCGCCGCCGGAAACGTCCGGACACGTAACTGTGATTGTACCCTCTTTGTCGGTGACCGCAATAATGCCTTTTTCCTCGTTGTCTATTTTCATCCAGATTGCTGTTTTGGCGTCAGGAACCTCTGTATTTCGCTCAACGCTATTGATGGTAAGCGTTGTTCCCGTTGCCGATACCGTATCAAATGACGGGGATTTTAAAGCCCCTCGTGCCGCTACTCGTGGCTCGGAATACGCATGTTTTTTATCGTGCGTACTTTGCACCCTTGTCCACATGATCTGGTCTTCCGCTATGCCGTCGTCCGTGTTAAAATCTGCTGACACCGTATAATCATGGTACGCAACAGTTACTCCTGTACTCCACGATGTGCCAGTATACCTCTCTCCGCTTTCTGGCGTGTCTATGGCGTATTGTAACTCCATAGAATCCACAGGGCGGTCCCGTGGCGATGCCTGCACCCAGTTTGCCCATACATAGCGGCTAGAGGAGCCTATCTCTTTACTCCCTGTACTCTGTATGTTTGGACGCTCTGGGATACTGTAATAATGATGCGCATAGCTCCAACCAGAATCTCCGGCGCATCCTCTCGATTTTACCCTTACAATACGACAAAACGTCTTGTTCTGCGTTGGAGAGCCATCCTCTGTTATCGCCCATGTACCAGACGCTCCTGTGTAGGATGCATTGGCAAAGCGAGCGTTTGCAATGGCGCCCTTATAGTTTGTCATTAATGCGGTCTGTACCTGTGTCCTTGCAAAATGCCTTGCATCATTCGCCTCGTATGAGGTACTCCAGGTAAAAGTACCTTTATTTGCGTCGGCATCATCAAGAGAATAAGAAACAGAAGGGGCATTTGGCGCATGAATAGCAAACGTTTTTGTGGAATGTGCGGCTGTATAGGTATGCTTTTTATCGCTTTTTGTCTTGCCCTTTACCTTAAATTCTATCGCGTTTAATAATTTTGATGAGACAGGATAATAATTTTTTGCATTAAGTGCTACCGTTTTTTTAGTTGCTGATTTTCCCACATTTATTTTCTTCCACTTTGTCCAATCCCATTTAGAAGCACCGGCGTTTTTTGTATGTAGACGATACCATAGCCACTGTCCATCCTCATATTTTTTCACCGGTATTTTCCAAGATATTGTAAATTTTAAATTGTCTCTCGATATAGACAGACCGCTGGGAGCAGCAGACTTTTTCTTTTTCTTTGCCATTATGCCATTTTCACCTGCCTTCTAAGCTCACTTGCCATTCTTCTTCCCCATTCTTCTGGGTTATCTGCACCGTTTACAGTTACGTTAATAGTTACATCGTTTTTCGTTCCCTGTGTTGCCTCTTTGATGTCGCTCATTAATCTGCTACGACCGTACAGCATCTCGTCTCCCGATTCTCCTGCTCCAAACAATGTGGCATCAGAAAATACATATGGACTTTCCATAGCCTTTTTATACCAGCTAATGTGGAATGATGGCAGAGAGCCTTTGCCGCCGATTCCGAATGGAGCCTTTCCGCCGGAAACACTCAGGTGTGGTAGGTTTAGGTGTGGAAGAGACCAGCTAAACTTCAAAGCGCTCTTAAATCGTCCAGGGAAGCTTTTTACAAGGGATACTGCCTTAGTAAATATGCTTTTAACAGCTGATGGTATCTTAGTAAATGCTCCCTTTACAGCCGATAAAATACCATTTCCCTTAAATGCCCCCTTGAATCCGTTTACAGCACTTTTAGCGGAAGCCTTTAAAAGAGAGGGAAGATTTTTGATTCCTTTGATTATGCCGGTAACAATGTTTTTGCCAAGCGACAGCCAGTTGAATGCCGTAAACACACTTACGATGGCTGTGATAATTTTCGGCAAATTGGCAATCAATAACGGAATAGCACGAACTAATCCCATTGCTAAATTCGTTATGATTGTTATTCCCGTTGCGAGGATTTTCGGTGCATTGTCGTTAATAATACCAGCTAAATTCGTTATGATTGTAGGCACATATGCAATCAGTACAGGTATGGAATTAATTAACCCTTGTGCAAGATTCTGGAGAAGCGTCAAGCCCGCATTTATCAAGGTTCCTGCATTGCTCCTCAGTGACTCCGTGAATTGCGTTAACATCGGAAGCGCCTGCCCCAAAAAAGTTGGGATGCCCTGAGTCAAGCCGCTAGCGATAGTCGTTAACAAATTAACTCCGACCGATGTAAATACATTTAGCCCCGTGGAAATCGTAGAGGCAAGATTATTTAACAGCTGGCCGACAGCAGTTGTAATACTGCCAGAATTTTGAGTAACACTCGAAATCAACCCGTTTATGAGGTCACCGCCGATTTTTGTCAGCCCCGGCAACTGGCCGCTAAAATTAATCGCATCTTGCGCCAGTTTGGAAAGGGCGCCGCTTATGCCGCCAGATTCCATCGCCTCAGCTAATCCACTAACCTCGCTTGTTACACCTTTGATGGCGCCACGGATAGTGCCCGAAAAAGTATTGTAAAAACCCAGTTCTAAGCCCTCTGTAGCACTAGATAGCAAGGTTATGTCGCCTTTTAGATTGTCTAGCTGTGTAGCCGCCTGTTGCGCCGCAGAGCCGGAAGAATCCTGTATTCCTTTCCAAAATTTTTGCACAGTCGCATCACTTGAGGCAGTCATTTTGTTAAATGCCTGTAAGCCTTGCGTTGTAAAAATCGTTGCAAGGGCATTGTTTTTTTGCTCCGCTGTCATGCCCTGCAAAGAGCCATTTAGTTCGTCTACGAGATCATTAAAATCCTTTGCATCTCCGTTGGCTTTGTAGGCTGATACACCTAACTGATCTAAAGCTTTTGATGCATCATCAGTCGGAGTATATAGGTCTGCCATTGCCCTATTTAACGCCGTAGATGCCTCAGAGCCTGTTACGTTCTGTTCCGCTAAGCGGAGCAGGGAAAGCGTGACACTGTCCGCCGCTTGACCGTAGTTTTTTGCTGTAGCAGCAGAACCGGAAAAAGCCTCTCCGAGTCCTCTTACATCCGTATTGGCAAGAGTAGCACCTTTTGCCATCAAATCGGCATAGTAAGATGCGTTACTCATCGAGTCACCAAAGCCTTTTACAGCTCCGGCAGTATATGATGCCGATTCTTCCAGACTCATAGCACCGGCAGAAGCAAGGTTAAGTACTGTCCCGATGCCACTAATCTGCTCATCCGCCGACAAGCCAGCCTGGGCAAGAATGTTCATTCCTTCCGCTGCTTCTGTTGCTGTGTACTTTGTTGTACGCCCCATTTCTTCAGCCTTGGCTTTGACATCCCCTATTTTATCTACGGTTGTTCCCATGGTAGCCGCTACCTGAGACATTGCGCTGTCGAAACTCATCCCGGCATCTGTTGACGTTTTTGTAAATGCAACGGCGGCGGCAGAGCCAGCCGCCATGGCTGTTTTAGCTACTTTCCCGACCGATTTAAATGCCCCGCCGATTTTTGATGTGGACGAGCTGGCGTTACCTTCTGCGTCTTTCAGCCCCTGCTTATATGCGGTGTCTTTGATTGCCAGAGTGACAAACAACTCCATTACATTCAATTATTCCACCACCAATCCGGCTTTTTTAATGACGTCCGCGGCTATTTCTTCGCCAGTCTTTGTTACTGTTTGCTTTTTATCGCTATTAATTAAATCAAAAAATGATACATAGAGATATTTCCCACCGAATGCCTGCGAAATGCTTTCGGTTACATATTTCAGCCCATCGGCCATGTATCGCTTGTAAATTAATTCCTCTGTATCGTCTAAAATCTTAGCCTTGACATACAACAAGAAGCCTTTTACGCTGTTGCCTCTGTATTCTCCTGCACATCGCCAGAGTGTTCGCCGGTTTCGCCTGTTGGCGCTGAGAAAAAAAGCTGACGTACCTCCGGCTCATTGACGAGGTCAACCATACCCTTGATAACATCCATTAATTTGTGCGTTTTCTTGTATTCCTCAACTGTCTGTAATTCAAACGCCGCTAAGATTCCGATTACGTCATCTTTGTGTGTTTTTAACAGTCTAGGGGCTGTTTTAGCGCCCCTGGCAAAGACTTTGATGTATTTCTCACCTTCCCGCGGCACAAGTTCCTGACACAGCTTAAGCGCGTCATCATCGTCTGCAATGTTTCCGATATGCTCAAGAGAATTCGCAATCGCTTCTAAACCCTGTTCTGCTGTTAATTCTGATAATTTCATGCTTTACCTCCTACGCCGCTTCGCCTGTTTTGATATAGACCTCGTAAGGTACTGTCTCTGCGTTCTTAATGCTGTAGTGCCCTGTGTATTCAAAATCAAAATTTCCTTTGGATTTATCATCTGATTTAATCTTAAAACCGCCTGTTGAGAGCGCATTCATAATTTTGATCGCAATAAATCCGGCGGAATCTCCGGAATTTTCGTCCGAATAGTCGCCAATCCACCAAATGTCCTTAAAATCTTCTGTCTTTAAATCCGTTCTTGGCGTCACCTTGTTTCCTGCCACGTCTGCCGCCGCCATAAAACTTTTAGCCTGTGTGGTATCCATAGTAACGGCTGTACCTGATAATTTTACTTCAATAGATTCGATTTCTTTGAGTTCCATTGTGTTTTTGGGTACGTTGTCAATATCTTCCCCGAAATCCGTAAAGGATGGTTCTGCGCTAAAGCTACAACCACCGCTGGTTGCCATGAGGATGTTAGTTGCTGTTATGGCGCCCGTTTCTGGCTCAAAAGCTGATACAATAATACCAGCGTTAATCTGTATTTTTTTAAAAAGGTCAGAAGGTACCTGTGTATACTTCATTTGCTCACCTCGTTAAATAGTTATAAATTGCATAGTTATTACTGTGTATCTGCGTACTATTGACGAGTCGGCCTCATCGACCAAAGGAGTCCACGGCTGGTCCTGCGACAGGAAAATAAATCCATCATCGCATTTTACCGTAGTGCCTCCTTGCAATCTGTCACTGATTTCTTTTGCTTTTTTGTTTGGGACTGCCTCAGATTCTGTGTGATACCAAATGTTTACAGTACTAGCGGCGGCCGCGCCTGTCCACCAGTTTGCTATAATCGGCTCATATGTGACAAAAGGGAAGGCGGTATCTTCCGGCACCCTGTTAGACGGATATGCAGTTATGCCGAAGGATGACCAAAATTGATACAGTGCCGCTGTCGGGGTCATGACGTTAACTCCCACTTCTCCGCCATGACCTGTGCTATGTCTAAATTAGACGACGCAGGGGTTTCTTTTTCTCCCGCATTTGATGTAACTCTAAAAATCTTTCCGTCTTTTGTTTTTAATACATCATGATAGCCTAGCTTTACTGTTTTAGCTGTAGTGATTGTATATGTTGCTGTTACACCCTCTTTTTCCGCCACTCTGGCAGACATGGAGGTGTCGCGGACAATGGCCGCCTGTATTTCTGCGCCTTCTACCCATTCGGTGATAAATCCACCCTCACCGTCGGAAGTGCGCTTTTTATCCATGAGTATGCAATCTTGTAAAAATTCATTGATTAAACTCATGCCATTTTCCTCCACGGATTCAAACGTGCCCTAAAGGCATCCTGCCATGTGTAAGTCTCGCCTTTACTGTTTGTTGCCCTACTGTACGAGTAGCCGCCAAATGACTCAGACTGATACGCCCCTAAATTGCCGTTTTTCGCCTGCCACTCGCTGATTTCGTCCACCAGTGATAAAAACGGTTTAGGGATAGCCAGTGGAACCACTACACCGTCAAATGTCTCCTCCTGTAACGGGGCAGCATCGCCTTTGTGATACTGATAAACCCCGTCATTAAATACGGAGCCGCTAATTAAATAATATTGCCCGTCCTGTAGCGGGAGGCGAATCGCGGTGCCAGAATAACGTAGGTCTTCGGCGTCTGTCGCTGCATCTATGTGCGTGTCAAAAAGCCATTCCCCGATTGTTATTTTGCCTGTGATTGCTGCCCCCTTTACCGGGAAGAAATTGTGAATGTGATTCATGATTTCATAAAGCACTCAATCAACCCCTTTTATTTTCCGCTCGAACTTGCTTTTGAAACGGTGCTTGATACTTCTGGGATAGTTTCTGTAGTTCCAACGGTGACTACGCAAATGCCGTCAAGGTATTCTGCCCACAGTTTCATGCCCATAATGGCGTATGTTTCGCCTGTGGCGTTTGTATAGTTGCCGCCTGCGTGGAATCCAATCAGATTTGTTTCGCCAGATGTCGTGTAGTCAAGTCCAAGCTTTTTGAAATCGCTGTCGCCGGGATCAATATAATATAAATCAATATTTTCCACCGGTGTTGCGATGACGGTTTTTGCCGGGATGTAGTCGTCAGGGAGGAGGAACAGTGTAGAGAAGCCAAAAAAATCTTTGATATACTGCAATCCAAACATTGTCTGTACGGTAATCTCTTTGTCCCCTAACCAGTCGTAAAAATCCATTACGTTTGCAAATCCTACGACTTCGGTTACGTTTCTGTTCATCCCTGCGAATTTATTGAGTACAGCACCTTTTGCGATTGCAAGCGCTTTCTGCCATTTTTTCTGTGTTCCTTTTAATGTTCCTGTTTTTAAAAACGTGTAAAAGTCTTTTAAAACCTTGTTCTGCAGCTCGACCATAAAGGCATCATCTGTCTTTTCAATTGCGACTGTTGCGCCCCATTTTGACACAGATTCAAGGGATAAAGATTTAGCGTATTTTTCTACGACAATATCTTCCCTTTTACTCTCTACGACTTTAAACTGTGTAAAAGGGATTGCCTCTCCCTCACCCACGCTTGCGCCGCCCTGTAAAGCCTCGTCCTTCATCTGCGCTTCATAGGTCACTAAGCTAGTGCCTGGCTCTTTTCTGATAGGCTTAAAGATTCCTAAGATAGTTCTTAATGCATCCCAATTTTTGTCAAATCTTGTTACAAAATCAATTTCTCTTGCTTTAAGAGCACTATCTGTGTTTAACACAGTGCTAGTGGTTACTCCTGCCATTGTTTACTCCTTTCAAAAACCAAAAAGTTCGTGATTTTCCGCAATCGCTTTCTGACGTTCGCCTGCATCTTTAATTTCCATGATTTCTTTCTTAGTCATTTTCCCCGGTTCTCCTCCCGGTGGGTTCGATACGTTAGCGCCCTGAGTCGTTTCGGTTGTAATATAATCGGCATACGCTTCTTTGATGCCTTTTTCTACCTCTGTTGCGTTCTCAAGTTTACCGTCAGTTCCGATTTTTAAATTATCAATAGTCTCTTTTGATGCTTTTAATGCGAGGCTAATTATCTTGCTAGACACGCCGGAATCCTCAAGCATCTTTTTGTATGCAGCTTCTTTTGCATTGTAGGATGCTTTCTTGTCCTGTTCGGCTTTGTAGCTCTCAAAGCCTGCGTGTTCCTTCTCGTACTTGCCTTTCCAATCGTCCTTTTCGTAGTCCTCCAATTTCTTCTGGAGGTCTGGAACTTTCTCCGCATCCTCTTTGTATTTACCAATCTTATCCTTGAGACCCGTAACGGTTGCGGAATGTTCTTCGATGATCGCGGAAATCTGTTCGTCTGTAAGTGTCATGCTCTTTAAAAAAGCCCTTGTTAATGCCATTTGATTACTCCTTTTCTTTGAGGGATTTCTTTCCCTAAATGACTTTATATGTAAATCACAGTACTTCGTGATTACTTTCTAAATGTTTTTGCGGCTTTGAGGGATTTTGCTCCAAATTTGCCGTCAATTTTTAATTTACATTTCGACTGGAAAATGCTAACCGCATCTTCCGTCTTTTCGCCGTATTTGCCGTCAGTATCTAATTTCGAGCCGATAGCCCAGTTTAAAAATTTCTGTAATTTTTCAATTTCCCCTCTTGCGCCTTTTAACACTGTAATACCGTCTAAAAACGCATAGTAGCCGCGTGACGGCAATTTAGGGAATTTCCCAGTGTATTTAACCTCTTTCGTTGTTTCTTCCTTCTGCTCCACCGCTGGGAAGTCATGATACAAAATATTTAAATCAAAATTTCCGCCGTTGCCGGTTGAAACCTTAGTCGGAAATACGCCAGAGCTGGTATACTGCCACATCATGAGGTTAGGCACGCTTGCAGGCTTGTAAGATTTGTTTGGTGTCGCTTTAAACGCCATGCGGTTATAGCCTTTGTAATAACGTGCAATCCACCAGTTTTTACAGTTAACTTTGCTTTTATCAATATGCTCCGCAAAGTATGATTTACCAGTGTAAACGCCAAATTTATACCCTCTTGACTCAACGACAGTCTGTGCCGCATTGAGGATTGATGCAATCATGCCTTTTGTCAGCTTAGCCTGCACTTTGTCCTCAATATCAAACCAGACGCCGTATTTAAAATGCTTTTTGCTGACTTTGTCGAGGATGTCGCACACAAGCTCCATGTCTGACTTAGCTTTTGCTACTGTGGTTGCATATGTGTAGTTATATACGCCCCATGGGATACCTAACTCCTCACACTTTTTATAGTTCTCTTCAAATTTTTTATCTTTACCCAAATCCTTGCGGATAATCTTAATGATCGCACCATCACAACCGTATTTCTTTACTTTCTTCCAGTCGATTGTGCCGTTATATACCGACACGTCAATAATTTTCCTCTGCGTCATTTCCTCATCCTTTCCATCTCAGCACATATAAAATCTTCTGATTTCCGTTGATGACTCTGTGTATCTTTTTGTATGTTCCACCTGCTTTTTTAGTGTTAGTGCTAGCCTTTCCAGCATCCCACCAGACCATTTTGTTCCTCTCGTTTATTCCTGCGAAAATATTGGTATGCAGGCGGTAAAAGCAAATATCTCCCGGTTTTAATTTGTTTTTATAATCCTGGGGTAATTTATTTACTTTTATCAATCTATATCGTTTTGATATAGCCGTTCTTGTTCCTGCGCCCTTATAGACAACTGTTCCGTTTCTGTTGCAATAAAACAGTTGTCCCGGTTTGAGGATGCCTAATTGCTGCAGGCAATAGCATACGTATGACGCACAATTACTTACTTTTTTCTTCTTTGCGCCCGCCCAGCTATTCGCCACGTCCTGCGAGTATTTAAACTTTTTATCAGTAAAATACTCCGCCGTTTCCTTTGCCTTGACGAGCAAAGACAATCTGTCCATTATCCCATCGCTCCTTTTAATTCGTCCGCAATGATTGCTGTGTATTCTTTTGCGTAATTTGCCGCCGCCGGTTTTAAATACGGTTGTGCTCTCTGACCGTTTGTGATATGCCATTGTCCCTTATCATCCTGATAAGTCCATGGGGTCTTTCGTCCTCCCTTGTAATACACGCCAGTTCCTAACTCTACATAGGCGGCATATTCTTCATTACTCCCGATTATCTCTGTGAGATTCTCCAAGTCGGTCTGGTGCGTAATGCTATTTCTCAACGTGCCCGTATCGACCGGGCAAAGGTCTTTAGCGTGCCCTTCTGCGGCGGCTCCTGCCTGTTCTAACGCTCTTGCAAGTGCCATGGTGGTCTTTAAAATTACTTCGTCCACGTGGCTCACAACATCAATATCCGCCATTATATTCGCCCTCCTTGCGTTGCTAACCATTCGTAGTAGGTCATGTCTTCTACGACTTCGTTTCTGTCTGTTTCCAGATTTTTGACACGTATCATTCGCGGTTGTGACAGTTCGGCGGGTAGCGCAGTTCTCTGCGTACAACGACAGTTATAAACTTCCGCCGGGATTCCACTTGGGTCTCCCGGATACATAAGACCGTTTGAGTACGCCATATTAAACGGTACTTCCTCGCCATCTAGTGCCCTGTGGCTGTCTCGTGTCCTCAAATCCTTTGTTGCTGTCCAGTGTTTAACCACATCAATTCCCATCTGGTAGGCTTCCTCGTATGCCGCCTGCCTGCCCCCATTCTGCGCCCCTGTGAACGCTGTGCGGGCGTTTCTAATTGCAGCAGTATAATTCATGCCCGTAACGTCCTGAAATCGCCCTGCGAGCTTTCCTATGCTGTCGCCCTGTAAAATCCCTTGCAGTAGTGCGTTTTGCAATTTTTTCTTGTTCCACTGAATATCCTTGCTTTTTAAAACTCTCCGGGGCGGAAGAATCTTCTGCTTTCTGACTGTCAGCCGTTTAACTGTGTGCTCGTCAACCAAATTAAATGCAATATCTCCAATCTCTTTTATCTGGTTGTCAGGCATAAGAGACTTAATCATGTACGCCTCGAAGTTATGATTAAGAGCAATTACAAGCGGGGCGCTCTCATTGATGTATGCTGCGGCAATCTGGTTTGATTCTGTCAGCCGCCGCGCCATATCCTCGCGCAGTGCTTCCCACCTCTGCCCTCTGCCACACTGATTCATCAGCCATGCTTCAAACTCTTTCTTGCTGTACTTCCCTGCCTGGTATGCCGCATATTCTTTGGCGTATCGTCTAGAAAACTGTTTAAAATAGTTTCTCGCTTTGCCGTCAAGTTCCTTTTCAGCCTGTTTATATACGTCTGTCAGCCGTTTTTCTAACTTTTGTAGCTCTTGTTCTGTCCACTTGTCGGATGGATACATGGTTATTCATCCCCTTCCGGGTTATCTTCCGGCGTATCTGGTTCAGGTGGCTCTGTGTAGCGGTTATACGATTCTTCGTCCAGCTTTGCCAAAATGTCCGGCACTTCCTCCGGTGCAACAAACGGTAATTTTTTCAGGACGGTTTCTTCATCCAGATAATTAGCTGCCTCAAGAATCATGTCTGTTCGTTCCTTTTCGTTGCTGATTCTGTTCCGTTTAAATTGCGGTTCGTCGTCAATCCCTGCAAGCTCCAGAATCTTCTCAATCGCATCGCCTACGAAGTACTCAAAATCATCTGCATTGTCGTCTAGCGGCTGGTATGCGGCGTCTATATGGTCATTTGTTGCTCCGGCGGCTATGGTGTGTACATCCAACGCCCCGAAGTCCTCATAAATTTCTGACCGCATCTGCGTGAGAAACTCTTTTCTAGCGGTATATGGTGGCTCTTGCGTGTATGCCTGTACCTGCCCTTCCTCAGCCTTTGCGATGTGCTGAAATTTGAGCCGGTCTCTAAATTCCGCCAGCTCATCGTCTGTCATGCCGTCAGCGTTGGAAATTAGCCAATACATCTGCGCGCAGTCGTCTAGATCATTGGCAAAACCACTTTGTACTGCGTCATATGCATCAATCTTTGACTGCATCCCTCTCAGAGTGCTTATATGTCGTTTGTTCCCAAACATTGGCACAATAGGGAGACTGCTATAATTTTCTTCTCCGATAATTTCGGGTTCCAAATTGTTCGCAACCTCGACTCTTTGTCTGTATGCCCGCTTGGGAGCGGTCTCTTTTAATTCCCCAAATTTACTTTCTGCGCTGTAGGTTGTATAGCCATCTATTTCGTACAGTACAACCTTGAATGGTTTTTGTTCGTCCAGTTGCCAGAATCTTATGCCTGCCATCAACGCTCCTGTGTCCTCGTCCCACATCGGAGCAAATTGCGTAAGGGGAAATTCGTGCACGTGGTCCACATTCCAAAACAAGAAGGACTGCCCATGGATTAATGCGTTGTAAGCCGCCTCTTTGATTCTCCTGTCGAACTGTTTGCCTAGTTTGTCCTTAACGCTCATGTCGTTAAAAAACACGCCATTTCCTAGGCTGTACGAACAACGCTGTGTATTTAATTTGTGAAAGAAATTAGAGCATATCTGTGCGTTAGACGAAAAATTATCTATCTTTTTCTGGCCTAGTAGAGTGTAATAAACACGCTGAAATTGCAAGATAGTCTCATTTTCCTGTGCATCATACTTGTCCGCTTTTAACGCCTCTTCGTATGCTCCTGTGCTCTCGTGGAATTTTATAAACTGATTTATAAATTGCCCTTTGTCTTTTGCGGCAACGAAATCTTGATATGATAGATACATTGTTATCACCCTAGAATTGATTTGTATTGTCTTGTTCGGCTGCGCTTGACGAGTTTTAATGTTTTCACAAGATACCTGATAGCGTCCATTGCGTGGTCTGACTGTTTTATAACTGCATCCCTGCCTTTGTCGGCCGCTGTTGGGTCCCATGCATAGATGCCAAATTCCTCGATCGTGTGTGTGCAAGACGGGTCAAACGATAATTTGTCTTGTGTTAACATTGTCTCAACGTCTGCTATCCCGTCGTTAACAGTGTTATCCGCCTTTTTGACCTTATGTCCTCTACTGCGTAACTCTACGATGAGAGCGGCGGCGGATGGGTCAACAATCACTAAATCATCTTTCTGCCCGTTTAGTGTGTCCTCTAGTCCTTTTACCAGCTCACTGACTGGTTTCATACGGTTGTTCTCTCTGCCTGAGTAATAATACTCTCGTAGGCAGTGCCAGTTACCAGTATCTACTCGTTTCTGCCAGACCAGGAAGACGGTAGCGTTTTGCATACCAAAATCAGAGCTAACAATTATCTCTCCGCTAGTCTCTGCCTTGCAGACGTGCCTTTCTTCTGAAAACATATCGTACACAAGCCCTTCTGTCACTGCCCAGTTGCCTAGTATGTAGCGTTGATACCGGTGTGTCCCTGAGTACTCTTTTATTAACTCGTCTACTACCGCTGGAGGTAAACAGCCATCATGTATGTTGTACGCCTGCTGAAATATATCGGCATCCGAATCCAGAAAACTTTTAAACCAGTGCTTCGGTCCCGCCGGGTTGCACGTCCCATCAAAATGACTGTGCGATGTCCTGAGACGAGATTTTAACATCTCGAAAACTTCTTGATTCCATGTTGTTACTTCGTCGCCGTAAGCATACTCAATCGTTGCTCCCTGTATCCTTGCAACGTGTTTCTTATTGTCAGCACCTAATGCATATACCTTTTTGCCAAATAGCTGCACTGTATTGTCACTGCGTATCTCGCCAACTAGCTCCTCGCCCCATATCTCTCGCATGGGGTCAAGTATGTTACGTTGTAATGTGCCTCTGGTGTTTCCCAGCATCACAGCAAGCCCCAGTCCTTTTAGATGCGTCAGGCGTTGAGGGATTACGATTGCGTAGTCAACAAAGGATTTCCCGGAGCCTGTCGCCCCGGTCTTTACGTTCCAGCGATGGTTGCAGCCTTGCAGGTATTCTGCCTGTTTGCTAGTCAATGACACTATTGACACCCCCAAGGATTTCAATAGCTTTTGCTAGTGCTTTGTCGCTTGCGCTCTCTGACTGTGGCTTATCACGCCATTGTTCTGGTTTTCTGTTCTTTAGCCAGAATATTTGTGCTGTCGTATCTGGCGCAACGTGCCTCTCTGTTACTTTTCGCTCCGTCATTACTCCGCCTTCGTACTTTTCGCTCGTCTCCTCGTAGCTGTACCCTAACGCCCGTTGTAGCAGGCTTTTTTCTACCTGTCTGTCCACAACGTCTTTTCCCTTTTTTAAGGACTCGGCTAAAATTGGGAATTTTTTCTTCCATGTGTACAAAGTGTCTGGATTGATACCGATGTTTGCCGCAATTTCTTTGTCTGTGCATCCATCTCGTGCCCATCCCTCTATTTTTAGTAACCCTTCTTGGGTCAGCCACTCCTGGTATTTACTTATCCCATTTTGGGTCACCTCCTAAATACAACCATAACCCCGTAATGGATTGTTTACGGGGTTATATGAAAGGAAAGAAAATATGAAAAAAATCATTTGCACCAGTTGCATTATGCAACTAAGTACAAGTATAAGGAATTGCACCTTAACAGCCGCCGGGGTAAGACTAATAAAGCGGCTGGTCTCTAAACACTTGTAGACCCGCAACCTGTATGGGACACAAGGCACCGTGGGATAGGCGTCTTATGTACTCTCTTTTACGCGGGTGAGAGTTTACACTTTTACCACAAAAAGATAGAGAAAGTTATGTTTCACAAAAAGTTACCAGTACTCGTCCGTACAAGTGTATTGTACGACATCTTTTAAGCCATGTTAGACAAACATAAAAAAGAGAGGGAGATAATTCCCTCTCTCTAATATCCTGCATATTTCCCAGCCAAATTGGCAAAAGCACTAAGCCATCTGCGTATAGTCATTTCTGCATATCCGAGCTTATCCGCCGCCCCTGCTATCGTGTATCTATCCTCAAAATACACCAGCTGTACAGCTTTCATTCTGTCCTCGCCATTGTCCATGCTCTCGGTCTGTTTTATCGCCTTGTTAATAGCGTACATCCATAACGCTGACTGGGCTGTATTTTCCGCGATCAGCTTATCTGGGTACTTTTTCACTTGTTTAACTGCGTGCCCGTACCAATCGTGTTTAGGGTTACTCATTTTCTGTTTCCTCCTTGTAATTTTCTAAAGGCTCATTAAACCTTAAGAAATCTTCTAAATAGCTGCTCCAAGTAGGTCCTAACGTGACAAATTCTTTGTATATTACCGTTATTCTAAGGTTTTCGGTATCCACTGCAACATCCGCTACAATATATACGTCTCCCTTGTAATTTTTGTATTTTTTTCCTCTCATTTCCGCTTTAAAATAGCTGGCTTTATTTTGAGCTTTTATTTCATCAACAGTTAACATTTTTACGCCTCCTCCAATTTTTCAAAAATTTTCTCGTAAGCTCCTACATCATACTTTAGTAAAAATTGTTGCACCTCGTTTTCTTCTAGTACCCTGCCTTCTTCGTCTCCGTCCATCCATTTCGCCACGCCTAGCCATCTGCCTTTTTTACTTCTGTATATTTCAGCGTTTACCGAGACGCCAAAAGGTTTTCCAAGTTTCATTTTGACCTTGTCGGAAATCAATTCCATCCTGTCTGTGTCGTATTTTAATTTATTTTCCATGTCTACAAATATCATTTTTCTCCCCTCCTAAATATGCTCATGTGGTTCGACCGGCTCCCAGTGTTTTTCAGCTTCCTGCTCTATCAATCGGTTATACCGCTCCACAAATTCGTCCTCGCTTATTTCACCCTGCATAAATTTTTCTGATATGCTCATGTAGGTGTCTGGTTTTGTTGCGCTGCTGTCCATTTACGCCTCCGATCATGTATCAATTTCACTCCAATCAAATTTACAACCACATTCGCTGCAATATTTATCTCTGCTTTCTGTATCTGACACCACCTGTTTTTCGCACAGAGGGCATTCCCAGTTAATACCGATAATTAATACATCTAAGATAATCGGTTTTACTGGATCAAACTGCCTTTTTAGTAGTTCTATCACTTCTTCGCATTGTTCTTCGTTTTCACAATGGATAGTGATATCGTTACTATCATCATATTGTCTGAATGTTCCATCTTCGTTCTGGACAAGCATAATTTCTTTGTTTTCTAACATTTTTTATTCTCCCTTCTTATTCTTCCGCACGCTTTCGTCCACTCCCTCGCAAATCTCTTTTTCGCCAAGTCGCTTGGGAAAAACTTTGTTTTTTTATTTTTGTTTCCTCTGTTTCTCAGTTCCCTTTCTACGGCTTCAATTCCCCCCCTCGATTTGGGTGTTTTGCGTAGTTCGCTCATTGCTCCCCTTAGTTCCTGCTCTGTGCATTCCACCAGAAATGCAGGTCGGTCAAGGTTTGGTATTTCATATAGTTTTTTCGCTATTTCGTTTTGTATTTTATCAAAATCTTCGTCTTTCAGCCCGTATGGCATTTTTACCCCTCCCCTTCGTTCTGGATAAGCATAATTTCTTTATCTGACATTTTATTTCTCATCCTGATTCGTACTCTGCTTACAAAGCTTTTCTACTCTCTTTAAATATCTAAGTTGCTGCTGCACATATTGGTCGTTATCTTTCCCTCCAGCCGCTCGCCAATCTGCAATCCTCTTGTCTACGTCTTGAAGAACAGATGCAGGGATAAACTCAAAATCTATATCTTCGATACTAAGCTTTTTCATCTATTCAACTTTCCACTCCACATCGTCTTCTCTCCAATCTATCTTTTGTCCACAATTAGGACAGTAATCATATTTTTCGTCATCAACTTCATGTGCCGAACCACAATTCGGACATAACCACATGTCCCATATAAAGCTCCCATCCGGTGCATAACCATCTCCTTCGAGTGTGGGCTTTTGAGGTATATTCCTTTCTTTTATTTTCTTTAACTCCTCATAATCTGATTTCCAATTATCAATAATATCTGCAGCTCTGCTCATAACCATCTGTAATTCATAAGCATAAAAATCGTACTCACTTCCAGTAAAATTATAATCTGGCAAACATCTTCTCCTGATTATTCTAATCTTATCTGCGATTTCTTTCATTGACATGTTTTTTACGAGTTCTTTCTGTTTATTGTAATCTGCTTTATCGTACGTTCTGGCATACGCTCTATTCTTTTTCATCTGTTCCATCCTTTCATTTCCTCTCCTTATCCTTCATCATTAACTCAACCCATTTTCTCGCTATTTCTTCTTGTGTGTCTTCAACATCGTCCCACGCGTCTGTGTTGCAGGCTAGTATTTCACAAATCAATATAACTTCTGCCATATTTTTACGTAAAACACCCTCTGCTTTTAACACTTCCGCTGGGGTTGGGTTGAATCCCATAATTTCTGCGCGTATCGTTGCGGCTTTGGATAATTCATCCGCCTTTTCCGTTAATTTACTAAACAGTACGCCTATTTCTAAATGTTCTAACAAATAGTCTTTCACTTCACTGTTTTTCATTTCTTCTACTTTCATTTTCTTTCCTTTCCCCTCCGGATTTATTCCGGTGGAATCAATGGCATATAGCTCCTCATGGAACCGTTAACGTGTTACTGTAATGTGTATCTATCCTTAACCCCGGAGGGTGTCCAGCTTTAATATCTCACCCAGTCAAACGGCAATTTATTTACTAGCAGGCAAGCCGCGCCTTTCTTTCCTACCGCAAAAAGGCAATTTCGGCAATATTTATGCTCGTTGCAGTACTTATTGAGTATTTCCGCCGCTTTTCTTGCTTCTGAGTCTCCTGTTTTTTTCATTACTCCACCTCTTTAATTGTGATGCCGTATCGCTCAAGCATCAACTTTCTCTTGATGATATATTCCGGATTTTTTCTTGTTCGTGGGGATTTTACGTCTTCGACAATAATCTTACCTTCTTTGTCTGTGTAGCGGAAATCTGCTGTATATGATACAGGGCGTTCTGTAGTGCCGTCTTCTCGCTTTTGACTGCCTATAAGGATATATCTCGGCTGTCGCTCTAATCCTGTAATTTCCCCCGCTTCTTGCAATGCCGCCAGTTCTAAATAACGGTGCATTTCTCTTTTGCTATCAAACTTCCCATCTTTCGTAAAAATCTTTTTATTTCTAAACTTATTCACAGATAATTCCTCCCAAATGTTTTGATAAATTCTTCCCTCGTTCCGTTGTTCTCCTCCCAGTACTTCTGTGCTAGTTCTTTGAGATACCTGTCTAGCGGTCCGTTGGGATTACGATGTACCGCCTCGCCGCCGTTGGTATGGTGGTTCAGGCACAAATAAACTGTAAAACCATACTTTTCGGCTTGTTTTCTGTTGCTACTGCCATATAAGACGTGATGCCTATGTAAATTTTGGGTTGTTTTGCAGAAAAAACACTCTTTTTTTGTTTGTAGTACGCTATTCATTGTTGGAACCCTCGCTTGTGAAATGATATTCCATTAAATCAGCAATCATTAGGTATTCTTTTGCTATTTTCCCGCTTCGTGTTTCTTTTACCTGTTTTCTGAATGCTTCCAAATCTCCATGGAAGCATCCGCAATTAACCATTATTTTTTCATTTTTGCCCCTATAAAAAGTTGTGCAGCGGAATTTTATTCCAAAGCCCTGTACTAATGCATAATCTGCATCGCCGAATACCCTTGCATTGTCGGACACCCATGCACGGCCGGACACCTTTGCATCGCCGAACACCCATGCATCGCCGGACACCTTTGCATCGCCGGACACCTTTGCATCGCCGAACACCCATGCATTGTCGTACACCTTTGCATCGCCGGACACCTTTGCATCGCCGGACACCCATGCATTGTCGTACACCCTTGCATTGTCGGACACCCATGCATTGCCGGAAATCAATGCATCGCCAGACACCCTTGCATTGCCGAACACCCATGCATTGTCGTCTTGCGATACATTTCCCTCTTTCTCTACGTATCCGCCAAGCTCTCCGGCTTTCACGTCTCCAAAATCAATTAATGCCTTAATTCTAAATAATTTTTTCCCAGCTTCGTTTGTAATAGACTTTGTTGTTAATTCAAATTTTTTCATTTCTCTTCTTCCTTTCTTGGGTTCCATTTTCCTAGTATTTGTTCCAATTCTCTTGGTGTTAGCGTTTCGATTCCTAAGTCTTCTGCTTCCTGTATCGTGCCTTTTATTAGCTCACTCATTTCCCGGCTGTCGTAGGTGTGTGAACCTCGCATGAGCCTGTAAAACACTACCTCTTTGCCTTTTTCTAGCCGCCGTCCTATCGCAACCGTGTGAACGTCCTCTTTTTTGTACATGATGTCGGTCGGAACATTGGTTTTTAAAACTGCTATGTCTCCTTTTATCAACTCCGGCTGTCCGTATCTGCCTATCATCAAATTTTTGGCTTCTGCCTTGCTCGTTCCAACTTTCTCCGCTATTTTGGTGACTAGGACATGGAAATAGGCGTTTGCTGACAGGCTTCTTTTCTTGCGGAATGGTTTAATTGCTATGGACAACTTTTCTAACTTTTTCAGTTCGTCCACACCCTTTATAAATCGCTCCGCCTCGTTGATTTCCAGGGTAACTGTTATCTTTTTGCTAAAATAATCCACTGCTAAGTTTTTTATTTTTCCAGTTAAATCCATGCTATTCCAGCCCTAATTCCTTCATGGCTTCGGCATATTGTTGCCGCGTCGTCTGATACAGTGATTTTAAACCTCTTTGACTTGCCCATTCTTTAATTTGAGCTTCCGTCATTCCCTTTTTTTGCATAAAATCATAGAGCCGTTTCGCTTCTTTCTCTGTGACAACCTCGTTGCGTTTATATTCGTCTGTATCCGCGTCTTTTGAATCGTCTAAAAGAAACAAGCTATTTAACGCGTATTTCCTTGCGTAACTTGATGCCGACCCGGTAACTTGTGCCGCATCCATCTTTTTTTTGCTTTCTTCTTCTCTGGCGTATGCCGTAGTGCAAAAACTGCCCTCGCTTTCTATGTCTTTTAAAATTGCTGTCGCCTTTATGTAAAATCGGTTGCCCAGCATGATAATTTCGTCGTTTACGGCTAATATTAAGCCTTCCCTGTCCAATAAAGGCTTTACTGCCTCGTAGATGTCCTCTAAGCTCCTGTAACTATAGCCTCCATACTCACTGTATTTACTCTTGGGTACCTTTAATTCTGCCTGAATTTTTTGCAACTTTGTGTAAACATCTCCCATCTTTCTTACCTCACAATCACACTCTTTGAGGTCTCAATATGTGCTCCTGCGACCTCTTTCCCGGCTTTAATCGCCTTTTTAATCGCTGTCTTGTCCGCCTGTGGCTCTGGAATCCTGATGTATTCCTCTGCCAGACTGCCTAAGTCGTCAATGGTTACAGACTCGCTATTTCTGTATGACACGCTGACTCTTGCCGTTTTGAGCTTTTCGCCTTCAAGAGCATGGGACAGATAGTCCTTGCACCTCTGTGCGGCGTTCTCGCAACTTTTACGGCGTTTCGCAAGCTTTTCTTCTTCTTCTTTGATTGCCTTTGCTTCTGCGGCATAATTCTTTACTGCCAGCGCGATTCCCTCCACCTTTTTGTCTCTCTCAATGTTGAGAGCCTCAAGTTTTTCAAGGTCAATAATTTCTCCTGTTTCTTCGTCTACGCAATCCATGATTGCACTGTCAATCTCGTATAGTGTCATTGCTCTTCCTCCTCGTATCCCTGCTCGTATTCGTTGTAACTTGTCGCACCTCGTTTGATTGCTTTGTGCGCTGTTCTGCACTCATATTCCGCCTCAAGGTGCTGTGTTTTTAAATATTCTCTAGTCGGGTCAAATCCTCGTTCCATTTCCTGTCTCCCATGCCTCTTTAATAGCCTTGCTCAGTTCGTTGTAGCCTCTGGCGTACGCCTCTATCTTTTTCATGTTGTCGCTTCTTTCAACGCCCAATCTAAACAATTCAAGCAGTCCCTGTGCCACTTCTTTGTCTTTGACAGTGATCGTGACTTCTGCCGGGATTACTCCTTTCCCTGTCACTTCGTTGTCGTATTCCTTCGCCGGAAATCCGGTTGCATTAATCATCGTATCCATAACTTAGCCTCTCTTTCTTTCCTGCTATCCAATCCCCTAACGCTCCCTCGCATTGTTCCGGGGTATAATTTTTATTATCCTGCTCTAACCGCCCAACTATTTCTCCCAGTGTGGGTAGTTCTGGTACTGTTTCTTTTCGCTCTATCGCTCCCGCCGCTCTTATCATTTCTTGGAGCTTCGGTGGGTACTTGTCTATCTCCTTTTGTGCTTCTAAGGCCGCTCTGTAGCTTCTGAGGAAGTTTGACTGTATGACCGTCTGCATGGTCGCCATATCGACTTGACTCCAATTACGGAGCGTTTCCGGCGTTCCTACCGCCTTCTGCAAAACCTTCGGGAGTCTGTCAAAGTTTTTCTGGTAGCTGTATCCACCTTCTATCCACTCGCCATTTGTACACGCCTTTGCCACTGTCGCCCACGCTTCCTGCTCACTCAGGTAGCTGCTTTCTGCCTTGAGCTTACTGGCACACTCCAAAATATCTGCCGGTGTAGGTGGGAACTTGCCGGTTGTCATGTACATCTGTGCCGCTACGCTTATTGTCTGGTAGTCGTTGTTCTTGCCTACCAAGCGATACCACATGTCTAACGCCTGTTCGTTGGGAATAAATCCCGGAGACGTGTAAACAGTCTTTAGTGCGGCTACGATTTTAGAAAACTCCGAAATCGTCATACATTCCGCCTCCCTCCTGTTCTTTCTGCGCTGCCCAGTGCTGTATGTCTCCGTACAGTCGGTCGTTAATGTTCTTCGTGTTGTCATTAGTTGTTTTCAGTTCGAAAAGTCCTAGCCACTCTTTATCCAATGACTGGTCTATAATCTGTTTCATCAGTCCAACATCACCGCCAGATAATTCATGCAACTTTTTGAGTAATGCTTTTAAAGCTCTATCCGTCCGAACTGGTTTTCTAATTTTCTTACGCATGGAAAGGAATTCCAGAAACTTATTATTTAGTTCCTCATCGTCAAAGTATCTCGCGGGCGCGCCTTTATCTTTAGTATTATTACTAGTATTATTATTAGTATTATATATATTAGTATTATTGGTACCCATTTTGACTACACCCCCGTACCCATTTTGACTACACCCTGTACCCATTTTGACTATAGGGGGTTCAGCTTTTTCATGAGCTATATAACGGTTAAATTTCACCCCGCTAATCTCTTCAACTCTCTTTTCAATCACTCCACGATTTACAAGGTTTTCAAGGTTTCTTTGTGCAGTGCTTTTTGACACGCCAAGAAATTCGGAAATATATTTCAATGACCCCTTAAATTCTGATTCGCCATCCTGCGAAAAGCCGTAGATAAGGGCATATGTGAGGAGTTCATTCCCCTTTAACTGTAAATCTGATATCATCCAATCTTGAATAACAATATATGCCATGTCTACCTCCTATCTTGACAAATTGCCAAGTCTTTTGTAAAATCTAGTTATGTTTTATTTGGCAAGAGCCTAGTGGTAAGGTTCTTCCTTTTTTACCTCGTGTTCTACGCCGTCTTTATCTATGTAGAACACTTTGTCATACTCTACGCCCTGCTGTCGTCCTAAAAGGGTGTAGAGTAGTCTAGCAACATACTCTGGTCTCGGAGGTTCATTCATTTTTTATTCACCCCCTAACATCACGAAAAAATTATAATTGCTATAATCTTTTCCGGCGGTATGTGTTACCACACCAACCCAACTGGACGAGATCCAGATAACCAACGCTACTGACATGATGGTCAGTAAATTGTACATAACCTTCATTTTTTACCTCCTATACCTCAAATCTCTGTTGACGGTTATACTCGTCAATCTTTAACTTTGTATTTGTTTTTGGTTCCCAGTTGTCTACATAGTCAATAGCTTCCTCATATCGTTTGCGAGGGATGTTGTTCCGGCTGTTAACCTTAAATCTGTCTTGCAAATCCCTGTTGCACTCAGAAAACACAACTTTGCTGATATATGCATATGCCTCTGTGTCCTTGCCGCCTAATGCATTTAAAACAGCTTTATTGACGTGCTGTCGCAGTGTTTGCTGCTGACCGTAGTCAATCACCATATTGCTCTCAAGATTTTTTATACGGTCTTCGTGGTCTCCGTAGCCTGTGGCGAGTAAACCTATCTGCTCCGCTATTGTTGTAGGCTTCTGGTAACTTCCTGTCTTTCTGATAGATGGAAGAACCTCTCCGGCTACCCAGTCGGTAAAGCGTTCTGCACTTTCTTTGCGGCTCTGGAAGATTACTTTGTAAAGGTTGAGTTCATTCACAAAGTTTGCATTTTGTTTTCTTCCTACACTGTCGATGACCTCACTAATAATGACCCCATCTTTATTCAGTCTGGTTTTTAACTGACTGATATTTTTAATTTCTAACGCTCCGCAAACATCTGGCAAGCAGAAGTACGGTTCGTCTTTAATTATCTTGGTTCGAATTGCTCCAAACTCAAGGTTTTCAAATGTTGTAATACCGTTCATTTAATCGCCTTCTTTCTGTTCTTCACATTCCTGTTTTTTATTGCTCGCCATCGCCTCGCCCATGCCAAGCAAGTAGCCTTTATTAAATTCAGACATGTTAGGAATAGCCTTTGTTATAGCTTCAAGAATCTGTTTTTCTTTTTCTGACATTTTCAGCACCTCTCTTTCTCGACCTGCCATCATCAGTACCGGGCGGTCATTCCCGGCAGACGGTCATTTCTGACCGTTTCGGCTATTTATTTTCTAAAATAATTTCAAGCACATTTTTTTCTGTCACTTTCATATCAGCAACTCTTTTGTCTAAAAGCTCATCCGTTTCACAACCTAAAAAGTAATCCGCACGGTGCTCTGTTTTGAACTTCATACCAAACATTGTTACTGTTGTTCTAATCAATGCATTATTGTTGATTACCATTAAAATATCGTAGAATTTCATTTTGTTTTCCCTCCTGTTTGGTTGTATTGTGTTTCTTAGCTTAGTTATACTTTATCATAACTCAGATAAATTGTCAATAGTTTTTTATAACTCAGTTATATTTTTTATTGACTTTGTAATTACCATGGTGTACTATACTAATTAGAAAGGAGGTGTCAAAAATGAATCGTCTTAACGAAAGAATTGATTATCTGATAAAGAGTCTTGGGATGAAAAAAACAGCTTTCGCTGAAAAACTTAATGTATCACAGGCTTTTGTATCACAATTATGTTCAGGGGTTAAACAGCCTAGTGAAAGAACAATACAGGACATATGTACTAAATTTAACGTCAATGAAGATTGGCTTCGAACTGGAAACGGTGAAATGTTTATCGAATTAACAAGAGATGAGCAGATAGAAAACTTTGTCGGTGATGTACTGAAAAGCGAGGAAGATTCTTTTAAAAAGAAATTTATTTCGATGCTTTCGGCGTTAGATGAATCCGATTGGGAAGTTCTTCAAAAGATGGTGGAACTAATGCAGGAAAACAAAAAGGGCTGATTATTTCAGCCCCAGTAAAGCCTTGATGTGTACGTAGATGAGCCGCAAACAACGCTCATCTGCCATATCAAGCATTTTAATAATTTCTTTCCTGTAATCCATGCAACCCCTCCTGTTATCAAATCTTTACTGCATTATATGATGCACGTATCTTATTTATTCATTTTGGACATTATTTTCAACAAATTACTTGATATTTTATTCAATATCCTGTATAATTTTATCCAAATTATTAATATATTAATAATAAAAAAGGAGAAGAAACT